GAAGATGACGTTATATAATCGCTTAATATTAATACCAGTACTAAAAGTCCCATACGACGCAATAATAATTGCATTTTCCTCCCTCTCAGTAATTTCTCTAANTTGCTCCCTTTCCTGAGCATCAACACCACCATGTACAAAAAATACTTTNTGATTAGGTGACTTATTTTTATTTATCAATTCATAAAGAGGTAAGCCATGACCTTCAACTCTAGCAAATAATATTAAAGTATTACCTTTTAAATCTAAAGCAAGATTTTTAATAAAGTTATTTCTACGATTATGACCGATAATGTACTGAACTTCATCCTCAAATGTTTCAAATTTATTCGGTGGGTGTTTCAATAGCAATACATTAATATCTAACGTAGCAACATGACCTTTCTTCATTAACTCGTCAGTCTTAATAATCTTATAAGAAGGGCCAAATAATCCTTCTAAGACCCATTTATGTGTCTGTGTTCCATCAAGAGTTCCAGTAAATCCGTAACGATACTTAGCATCTGAAAGTTTAGTCATTATAGATATAAGTGATTTTGACTTAAACTGGTGAGCCTCATCCCCAACCACAACAGAGAATCTCTCAAAATANTTTCTGGGGAGTTTGTAGATTGATTGCCAAGTAGTAATAATGACTTGAGAGTNCGTCTCTCTTTCTTTACCTGCGTATATCTTGTGGCAAAATGAACCAACATCCCATCCATAATCCGCAAAGTCTTTATACATTTGCTCTACTAGCGAAGTCGTCGGAACAACTATCAGAGTATTTTTCTTTGTCTCAACAAAATATCTCACAATCGAATATATCATCAGAGACTTTCCTGAGGCAGTTGGAGATATCAATAACTTTCTATTATGCCTTAGAGCGTCGTATACTCCATCTATTTGATAATCTCTAGGTTTGTGTCTAGAAATAGCAGTCATATAATCTTTAACACCCTCCTTTGATATCATTTTATTAATTTCAAATGGAGTACCGTAATGTTTATTATCTACAAATTCGTAAGTATATCCATGGTCTGTACAAAATTGAATTATTTTATCTAACAACCCAACATATATCTCTCCAGTCTGGGTATTAAACAGTCTTATCTTACCATCCCAAAATTTCTTTTTATATGCAGGTGAGAACTTTGCTCCAGGTACCTCAAAGGTAAACTGATCTGCCAATTCATAATATACATGAGGTTCTGCTTGAACACGCAAAAATACCTCATTCTTCTTTGATATAATCAAATGTGCCATAATCCTACACCACGTAAGATTATTTATTGTCTAAATTTTCTTCAAAATCTTTTAAATCTGGAAATTGTTCGTTTATATCATACTCCATAATTACTGCAAATAATTTAATTTTAAGATTGGAAATATACTCAACTTCTTCCTTTTCTCCATTAGAAGCTTCTAATAATTTTTTATANGTAGANACACAATTATATAACATCCTTGCTTCACTAATTCCCATACTAAGTTCCATAGACCAAAGATGGCTATCTTTTGGATTCTCATTTGGTTGATCTAAAAAATCTTCCATTATTGATGGGAATAATCTTACAAATTATTTAGTTAAATCCTGCTTGAAATTTATGCCATTCTATAGAATTTTTTATTTGAAAAGTTCTATTTGAAATATTTTTAATAATTTCTTCTAAAAATTTTAATGTAGCATCATAATATCTTATTTTCATATCAATTGTAATTAATCTTTCATCTGCTTCCAGGTGCCTCTGTATTGCGTCCTTTTCCCTAACCTTATACGGAAATGGGTCTTCAGCATATACCTCTGGTTCTGCCTTTCCTGTATAGTAATTATACCTTTCTAATTTAACTTGATTATATTGTGTTCTTGCCTTTTCACGCAATAAAGTAATAGTATTATAGACAGTATAATACTTTGAATGTAATTGAGGAATTTTTAATGATTCATCATGTAGATTATCAGGATCAATGACAGAATCTGTCTGCCACATTTCCTGAATTTTGTCAAGATTCATAAGGGAGTTCTACCGTCCGATCCTAAAATATTATATACAGTATACTTGAAAGTAACCTCTGCTGTAAAGTAGTTGATATCAGTATCTGTTGCTTCAAACTCTAAAGAAGTAAGTGATGTTGGAAATAAATCCTTAAATTTTACAACAGCAGTATTTCTATAATTACTATTTAAAATATGTAATGAACCATCACTAAATGCTTCAGCAGGATCTCTTGTACCATCAATATCTTTTGTTAAATCTTTAAATTCTTCTGTAGTTTCTGGAAATCCTAGTCCAGTTAACCAATTATGAATAGCCATATAATTTTCTAATTCTTCATCAACCAAAAATCTTAAAGCAAAATCTCCATATTGTAATTTATCTCCAGGTATATCAATATCCTTTAGGTATGTTGCTTGTAGTGCTGTTCCTAAAACAATCTCAGGTATTCTTGCAGAGTTACTGAAAAAATCTACCTTTGGGGTTTTTGTTATTGTGAATTTAAATCCTATAGGGGATAAAAAATTTCTATTTTGTATTTGATTTTGTAATGGATTACGTGCCATTTCTAACCTCCGTTTCCTCCACCACCGTTTCCTCCACCATTTCCACCGTTGCCGTTACCACCGTTTCCATTCCCACTGCCACCATTACTATGCCCATTGCCATTAGAACCATTCTTTTTACCATTTCCATTTTTACCATCCTCATCAGGTTCAAGAGTTGCACCTCTCCCCACATGGAATCCACGAGGTGGTAGTACACATTTTTTACCATCATAATATTTGCCAGGAGGACATCTTTTTTCAGCTGCCTCTTCAATAAATCTGTCAAAATCTTTCATTAGTCAATAATAAGATTGTACCATTGTTCACTCATACCCATGATGATATTACCTGCCATTTCTTTATTGTCAGCATAACCTTCATCAATAAGGTGCTTTACTATTTTATCATGCCTGTCAACTGCCTCTTTATACTGTTTTGGTGTAGGTTTCATGGTAATACTACTTTTATTGTTATTTATTCACTTACGACAATTGCATTCTTCCACCATTGTGGTTGGTAGGTATATCCCATTGATGTAAAAGTAGTTGCTTTTTGTGTATCTGCTTCTTCTTCTGTAGAATAAATTTTTCTTTTTGAATAATCATTAGTCCAAATATTATCACCAGCATAATATTCAGTGCCATCATTTGGTACAGCAGAACCTAAAATACTTCCTTTTTTAATATGATATGACATTAGTTCAGTGCAGGTCTCCAATTTTTATTTATCAGCATCTTCACGTATATCATTATGTAAATTATCAAGAGCATCTCTTTCAATTTGTTCTGATAATTTCTGTTTAGCTGCAATAACACCTGCTAATCTTTGCTCAAGAGTATCCTGAACACGTGTGTAAATTTTCATTTGCCACTCACGGTATTCTTTAATAGACTTTCTTACCTTACAGAACATGGTTCTTAATATAACTTTATATTTTATTTAGCATAAAAAAGAGGGGTGGAAACCCCCTCTAATATACTAAATCATTATTAAGAGATCGTCTTTTGATATCATCTCTAATCTTTTGTTTTATCCAACCAGATCTAGTGATACATTGATCTTTACACAATATATCAAGACTTTTAATAAGTTCTTTTTCATCTCTTCCAAATGAAACAGAAATTTGAGTGTTAGTACGTTCTTTCATTTTAGTCCTCCTTATTTGATAATATCAGATGGGAAAGAAGGCAATTGCCTTCTCTCCTGTTTTGTTAACATTATATTAGGATCAAGAATACCATTCTGATGTAAACAATCATGAGAAATTGTCATTGTTGATGCATTCTCCTGAGCCCAAAAATTATATTCATTGAGAATTTGATGGCAGATCTTAAATTGAGTATTTCCACCTGCAGTATTATGATAATACTTTCTCATAGATGTTCTACCCATTTCAACTTTCATCCACTGTTCAAAATGTTTCTTCTTACCATTGAGACCATTTGTGGTTCCACCTTCAACCTTTCCTGCATTATCAAGAAAAACGAAAAGTGTTGTTAAACCATGAACCATACTATCTTCTATATTAAGAAGAGGACTTTCTTCAGTACCCCAGTTATCACGCATAAATGATACTGCTCTAACAATATATGATGAAAAATCTTCACCAAATTGTGCTATGCATTTGATCATTCTTGCACCACTTCCAGGAACGATAGTTCCATCAGATGTACCAATACCATCAAGATTCAAATTACATGCTTTAAGAATGCTTTCAAATGTTTGTGCATAATTCTCACCAAGAAAAATATCAACACGAATAATATCCAATGTAGATAATTTTTTTTGTTGAGTATTAAGTGCTTTATAAAGTCTTGCTTCTGCTTCCTCAACTTCCTCTATAGTAGCATCAGGTGAATGATGCAACTCTAAAGTATCGTGTTCATGGTTACACTCACCAAATATATCCATTAAGGCAGTGTGTTGTCCATCAACAAGAATTATATGACCTCCAAGACGTTCAGGTCTAACAGAGACAATAACAACTGTGGCAAGTTCTGGATCAAACTGACCATATTTAATTATTTGATTACCGCTAATATCCCTTTGCCACTTCTTTTTTATTACAAACTCAAAGGCCTTTCTTCTGCCTCTCTTTAATTTCTGTTTTAATTTCTGGTTTAATTTTTTAATACCCTTTTTAAATTTCCTCTTGGCATTTGCAAGAGATGGGTCATTCGCTACATCAGTAAGGTAGCGAAGTTCTTCCATGTTTGACATGGGAATCCTCCTAAAAATAACGTGGATGTTCAAACTTTTCAGTCGAACTGGACGCATTGCTTTGTCCGACTTTATTTATACCACAAATATTGTAAGAAGTCAAACATGGACAAAAAAAGACCCTCCCGAAGGAGAGTCTTGTGTTGAAAAGAATATATTTCCTTTCTTCTTACATGAGGTTTTGAACCTTAACACGTCTGTAGTAAACGTTAGAGTTACGCTTAATAGAACCAGGATAGTCTGTTGTAGCACCTTGAGCAAATGGGTTTGCAACGATACCATAACGAGTCTTAAACCCGATTTTTGGTTGGAATGTATTCTCACCAACTGCACGAACCATCTGTAGTGGAACGTAAGGGCAATAGAATAAACCAGCGTCATAAGGTGAAGTACCCTTATAACCACAAACGTAGTACTGACCACCAGCAGCAGATCCATTGAATCCACCAGCATATGGGTCGATGTATACTTTGTACTTACCTTGAAGAGTTCCAGCAAAGGTGTTGCCAGTATCATCAACGTTAAGGTTAGCGTTAAGAGCAGGAGTGTAATCAAGTACACCAGCCATTGTTAGAGCAGAAGCAACGTCTGCAGAACAAAGGATCATGTTGCCCTTTCCTCTACGAGTTTGCTGTGCAATAGCGTTAGCGTCTCTTTCCATCTGGAAAATAAGACCCTTAAACTTCTCAACTGACCATCTACCATTTGAATCGGTATCGAGGTCGAATGTACCAGAAGAAGCAACGTTTGTCTGAGCACCAGGAACAGCAACGTTATAGATTGTTCTAATAACTTCCCTGTTGATTTCAGCAAGTATCTCTGTAGAGAGAATGTTTGCTAACTCAGCCTCGGCGTTTAGTCCGTGGATTGCTTTCAAGTCTTGAGCAAGCTCTAGTGAGTACTCTGCCTTTAAAGCACGTGACTTAGCAGTAACGGTGAC